GCGGAATAGTCGCATATCCAGCCGTATAATTGATGCAAGCCCAACTAAAAGAGCCAATATCCACTTCAGCATTGGCATAATCCGTTATCTCATAATCAACAGGATCGCCTGCAATCTGTAAATATTTCCAGTTCTTTTGTACGCCTTTCCAAGCTGTGCAATTCACTGATTGAGCAAACATGATCGCCGTTCTATAAGAAGCGAAAGCATTGCTCAATAACTCCGCCGACCAGCCATAAGCAGATAAGGCATTGATCGCATTGACAAGCAATGTGCAGGTAGAATTTGTAGATAATGATAACGTGCTTGTGTTGTTCCCTGCTCCGCCTTCAACTATCATATTTACATTGGTTGCGTCCACTCTTATAAGCGCCTGTGAAGTGTCTGTATTCGTATTCTTGACTTTGATCGCATCTTCTCTGTCAACAGCTATTCTGGAAATATAGATAACAGGTTTTTTGCGTAGCCATAAATATTTAGACGAATGGCGATAGTATAACTCATTTGTGTATGCTGTTGACTCAAACGGACTAAAACAAATGCCTTTGACCATTTCTTCAACGGCGTTCTGGATGGTTGTCACGTTGGCATTGGTGGAGCCAACATAAGTCTGAATGTTTGCAAGTGATACTATCGCCATTTTGTCTACTCCTCAAAAAGATTATCACCATCTACATTAAGCATGGTTAATAAGATAAGACCTTCGGGATTATCTATCACTGGAACTTCCTTTAATCTTATCTTTATTTGTGGTATTGCCAATTCAGTCGGTTCATTTTGTAGTTTTTGCAATTCTAGCGTAAATGTCCGCAAATCTTCAATATCATAAGCAGGTCTGCCATCTGCTCCTGTAGTCATAATAGGATTATTTTTGTCGTCTTTTTTTGCATATTGCTCGCATAACTGGATACGAGCTAGATCATATTCTTCAATCTTTTGCTGTGCCAGTTTTTGCGTTTGTATGATAGCCAACCACGTTCTAGCATCCAATTTGATGCCACGCATAGATTGGCTACCGATTAAGATACCCTGTAAATCTACGATTGTAACTAACATGATTCTCCCCCTTAAATTGTTAAGCATCGGTTTCTTCAATACTTACATTGATGATGATATGCCATTTTTTGCCCTTCGGCACGGCTTCTTTTAAGATAGATTCTTTTTTTGCTGTAATAATAAATGTTTCCGCTTCAACTAAATCAATAGCATCCACGCCACTTAAAATTGTCTTGGCTGTTATTCCCACGCCTTCAAGTTTCAATGCTATCGCCTCCTAATCTGTATACAAAGACATGTAGCAAGCGGCTCCATCAGGACCTTTGACCGCTATCCTAAATTTCCGTGTAGCTCCGCCACCTGATGTTGTGCTATACCAATCAGCATTTCCACCCGGTCCGCCTGCTAAGTCAAATAGATAAGTCGCTTCTGCATAGACAAAAATAACGGAGTTTGGAACTGCCACAGTTGTATTGGATATTCTCACAATATTGAATTGTCCGCCGTTATTGGTCATTGCACTTGTCCCACCGAGATCAATCCAAAGCGCCGAAAGTTGACCCGCTGTGTAGGTTGAAGCCCCCGATATATCCATCTGTATTATTGATGCGCATGACCTAGAATCAGCATGGTTGATCGTGCTAGTTCCTAGAGTTAATTTATGCTGACCACCATAAACAAAAGCGCCTCCACCGATAGTCGCCGTTCCCATCTGTGTATGCGCTCTAAATGCCGTTGTTGAAAGCGTAGTGATTGACCCGCTTAGTGTTTGATCAAATACTGCGAATCTATTTGTTCCTGTTAGTGTCGCGATTGTTCGGAAAGCTGACAGATAACTTAAACTATTATCCCAAAGTAAATAGTCAGTCGTGGCAGTCGCACCCCATACTTTAAAGTCCACACCATACCCGCTCTGCCCCAAAATAACCGATGTTTCTGTGCCGGAAGCTTTCCTCATTATTACATGATTGCCGCTTGAATCTACCCATCCTTTATAAGTCATTACCGCCATTTTCATTACTCCTTTTTTCGCCCCTCAGCGATTCTGGTTGTCTTTGTTTTTGCTTGACCTGATCATCTTATCAGATCGTAAAGTTTGCATTTTTTCTATTGAAACATTCCTTAAAGGCGGTTCAAGTTGCTCAGCTATGCCCGCGGAGATAAGAACGTTAGCGACTGCATCGGGGGAGTTGATCTCATCGCCAACCTTAAACGATTTCCAGTCCTGATTCAACTTGATCCGCATGTTTATATTCCCCCCTGTTAATCCTAGTAGTCTTTTTCTATCAGCATAGTTGCGCTAATATAACAGTTTTGCGATCCTGATTCTGTACAGAATAACCTAACGAAAGGATGTCCCGGTAAGACTGTCAACTCGCTAGAATTTATCTCAATTATCTTAGGAACACCAACTTCTGCGTCTGTATGTGATGTCGTTTTCCCTGCTATGTCGTGGTAAGTTCCACCAACCGCATCTGACTGTTGTAATTTCCATGCTAAAGCGCCACTTGATGCCATTGCCGCCGGACTGCAAGTATAGACAAATCTTCTATACTTTGACATGCTCATACCTGTAGAACTTGCAGTGCTATTGTTTTTCAATACACCAATGCAGGTGTTATTCATTATATATTGTTCCGATAATCGTGCCATGATTTTATCTCCTCTATTATAAGGAATGTTCCTTATTATGCCTGTTGGCTATTATGTTCTTGTATCCAAAGTGACAAATGGCGTTCTGGTTGTCGCTCCACGTCTTGGCGTCTTGTAGCTATACCACAATGGCTTACCATCCATTCTCCAAACCCATTTGAAAGTCATTTCGTCTGTATCAAACTTGAAATGGATACTTGTCTCAAATCGGCTTCCCTGTGATTTTCTAGCCATGCCATATTGTGACCAGTCACCAAGCACTATATCGCCTTTTGTGCCAAGTGCTTGATTGCATTCGTTTTCAATGATCGGTCTGCCATATAGACTTGCAAATGGAGTTCCAGAAGCTCCGCCAACAGGCAAGAACACCGCTGATCCGCCTGTGCCTACAACAAGATTCATTCTCGGCAGTTTCGGAGTCAAGTCAGGATTGATCGACCATACCGCCCTGCGTTTGCTTGCATTTGGCAAATGTGCATACATCTGGTTAATGTTCTCAAACATAATAGGATCAGCCGCTAAGGTCTGCCCTGGTTCTATCACTACGCTGACAAGACAAGGCGAATTTAGCACGCCTAGAATATCACCAGCGCCTGTTCCGTTGAGCATACCATCATCCATTGCCAGAGCGAAAGCATCAGCAAAGTCTTTTTCCAGCATAGATTGTATAGTGATTGGTGAATCCTCTATTAGCTCAATATCGGAATATGCCATGCCCATCAGCTTCTTGAGCTCAAATTTCATTCTATCAGTCACCGGCTTGGTTGCAGTGGGGGCGGTTTCTTTGTCTACCCAGTAAACCATTACTCCGCCTGATACATACCCGCCACTTTGGTCTGCATCTCTGATATAGCGTATTTCAAGCGAATTACCTGTCACGGGAAAGTTTCTTGCCATATTGATCAAGCCGGCGCTTTCGTAGCCAAGCCTTAGTAATTCACTAGAAAACTCAGGTGCAATTAAAGCCCCGCCTTCTGACCAGTCCTCCGCTTCCATACCAGCCCCTGCGGTTTTAGTCATCTCTTTATATTTGTTTACTCGCTCAGTTGTCAAGCCCTTGACAGGCTGTCCATCAGAACGCAATGCGATCATAGCCATTGTCTGAGCAAACTCACCAAGCGTCAACAAGGTTTTACCTTTTTCCTCCGGAAGATTCCGCAGTGTCAACGCCTTTTCTGATTCGGTAAGTTTCTTAGAAACGTCCTCAATCTTCGCTTTCAGTTCGGCATTTTCTATCTCTATTTCCTTAATGATCTCTTTTTTCTGCTCCGGTGTAATGTCCTTGTTAGCATAGATTCTGTCTATATCCTCTTTGTTCGTCTTGATATAATCCTCAAACATCCATTTTTTCTGTTCGTCTGTCATACCATATTCTAGTTGTCTTTTAGTTAATTCTTTGATTTCTGGCATTTCTATTTCTCCTTGTGTTAGATTTCTACGTTTATTTCTGGTTCTACATCTACTTGCACATCTCCCACGCCGACTAACACTTCTAAGGTATCTCCCTCAGCGTCTAATGCGTCTACATCAACGATCAACGGATCGTCTACTTCTATATTATCATCGGATATAAAAACGTCCCAATCCGATGTTAATATTTCTTCACCATGATCGTGCAATGGTTCTGTGTCGCCGACCATATAATGCTTTTTCAATATTGCCTCTGCTTGCTCTGATATGATAACAAGCGAATCATAATATTTCTGTTTGTAGTCAATATCCTTTATTGTGTAATATTCAATACCTTTTTCTACCAAAAGCCCGCTTTCGCTTTTCTCAAATAGATATTCTTTTATAACCGCTTTTGTTTCTGATGCACTAAGATTAACTTGGTCAAAAGCCTTAATCATATCGTCTAGCCTTGCGTTTCTATTTGCAGGTATGCTGACCGCACTTATTTCAATTCGTAGTTGGTCAATGTATTTCCGTGAATACTGCGCCCCTTTTTCAGTTGGATTTTCCCACTTAAACGCCTTGAAACCTTCGCTAAATGAATCCATGTCGCCGTTTAGGTATAGCTCCCCAAAGGCTATTCCAAACTCATGCGGTCCGAATTGTGCTTGAAACTTGGTAGCTGTCGCATCTTTTTTGTTTGGGAAAGGCTTTATCCACCGATGCTGTCCAAGTGTCATCGACTTATACTCATGGAATGGCATAAATTTCACTAACTTTGTTAAGTAGCTATCGGAACGCCATTTCGTTTGATCTATAATTTCATCGTCAAGGTCAATGCTATCATCGCCAGAAAAAGCATTAACAACGATGATCCGCTTTCCGTTTGCATTGTTTTCCTCATAAACAGCCTCTTGTTTCTGCTTACTCTGGTAAGACTTATAAACTCCATCAATTAATTCTATAGCCATATCATTCACCTTCTGTTTATCTGTATACATCAAATATGATAGGAAGCAAGACACAGCGGCATCGAATGTGAATTGGAGGATACCTTATCTCTGAATAATCAAATTTGAGTGTATGTGGTTTGCCTTTATCATCCACAACTGTTAGTCTATCACCAAGATTAAAGTATGTTTCACTTACCAATATCTCTTTGCCATGTAGCGATTTGCAAAAAATACACCTGTGCTCATCTTGTGCCGTATAAAATTTTTTCTTTTCGACCACACCGCTTTGGATATAAGACGCATCGGCGGCGGCATTATGCGCTCTGATAACCTCGCTCCGAGCGATCATGTTCGCTCTGACTTTGCTTATGTCAGTAAACATCGATCTCAATTTCTTTTCTATCTGCGGAACGCTATTCCCTTCGTCAAGCGCCTGCTTGAATAAATCCTGTATCTGTCTTTTTGTTGTATCATTGACATTGACCGCCATTTTGTATGAGTATGCGTTTATAAACTCATCTATCTGCGGAACGTCTGGGTTGAACATGATACCAAGCGTCAAAGTATTTAGGACTTCTTGACCCCATTCTGCGAATATCTCTGGTAATAATAACTGCTCAAATTCTGCAAACTGTATTTTCCAATATTCCCAATCGCATGATTGCTCTGCGTCAACCGCTTTTGTAAAAGATTTGTATCCATAGAGATTCTTGACTGCTTCCTCTTTCTGTTCATTGAAAAAGCCTCGTAGTGTCTTTGTAGCCTCATTCTCAAAGGGCTGTGCATGGTCAATCATCGTTTGCCATTGCCTAGCGGATTTCTGCTCTTTGACGATAGATGCGAATTGCTTTATGAATATTTGTGATGTTAGCAGATGGTTAATGTGGTTCATTTTCTAACTCTTTTCTTACTGCTTCAGCAAACGCCTTGCCTTGCTGACTAACATCCATTCCCATCGGTGACATTGTTGACGGCATCCATAGCAAGTCAGCTTGTGTATCTGCATACTCATCAACGTTATGGCGTTTCCGTGCCTCGTTTGGTGTGATAGCACCTCGTGATAAAAGCGTCTCTGTTTCCTTCAACTTCGCTTCTGAATCTTCTGGAACCGGGTTGTCAAACATCATAAACATATTTTCGTCATATTGCATGACAAGCGACTGAGTAACTGTTGACTCTATCCTGATGCAACGTGGCTTGACTGCACCTCTAGCGTGCTGTATAAGTGCCTGCTCTTGCTTGTAGTTAGCTTCGGATGTTATCATCGCTTCCGGAACGCCAAAGGCTGCGCATATCTCTTTTACTGCTGTTTTTTGACCTTGTATGAACGGCATCTCTCTAGGATTGGCTGAAACCTGTTGAAAAGTCATATCATCGTCAAACACTGGAAGCCCGCCTGCTTTACGCTTCCCAAAGAACTGCATAAACTTTTTTCTTATGCTTTCCTTATCATCAGGACTGACTATACGATTCTTGATTGACAAAAATCCGTCAAACAACCCGCCACTAGCAAAAATATTCTGCATATAAGCATCCATCTGATTGAGTATGTTGACACTGAAATAGGCTGAACCAAGCGGGGATTGACCTTCATAACGTTTTGATAAAGTTGGGTATAAGAAATGCACGATCTGATCGGCTCGATATATTTTTTCGTCTTTTGTATCTTTTTTGTAAATATAGCTTGTCGGCTTTGTGTTGGTTGTTTCAATCGTGATATGCTGTGGTTCTAGAATCCAAATTTCTATCGGTTGTTCAAGTATACTGCCATTATCGCCTTTGACGATATGCCAATAGCAATCACCTGTCACATCAAGGCTTGTATCGGTAAGGTTTTTCAGGTCATACTCATTCCAGATGGGATTGGCTTTGTAAATGAGATCGATGATAGGATTGTTTGTGACTTCTTGTAAATCGTCTGCGGATTTGAGTATTGGTGATAAATGCGATTGTTTTCTAATATAATCTTGAGATTCTTTAGAGAGGATTTTCTTTGTAGATGATAGTTTTGTTGTGTAGAGTTTCCACGGCACGGATGCGACTGCGTTGGCATTGATGTTGATACAGATATAACACCATCCCACATAGTTTGCAAGCTGTGACGCCTTGCCTTCAAGTGTCACATCCTGCGGTGGCGTTATCAGACGGTTGCTAATAGTCGCAAAAGACCGCTCAAATAATCCAAAATCAAAATTCTTTTGCTTTACATTGTCATTGCGTTTTCTAAATAAATTCATTTTTACATACCATTACTTCCCTCAACAGCTAACGTCAAGGCACGACTGGTTGTGATCGTGCCTCACGTCAACTGCCTATGGGGAGTAGAAATGAAGGACAGATAACGCCCTGTCCTGACGCTGTTAGTCTACATTTGGTGGAGTCTACTGTCGTAAGACCCCTTGAAACGCTGGTTTGGTTATGGGCACTTCCAGAAAGCCCTTTTTGCTAAATGAACAATACATCCACTTATATCTTACAACTTAGAAATAGTTTTGTCAAGAAAATTCGATAAGCCTCCATCTGCAAACCTAACAGGCTTGTTTTCAATGAGTGCGATCTTGCGTTTTCCGTTTTCTGCGATGATTGCTTCCCTAGCAGGATTCTTGTTAATACGATTCTTTTCCGCTTCAAGCCATGCCTGTTCTGATTGTGGTAGCCACTTGGTTATTGGATAGTTTTTGACTGTTTTCATTTGACATTCAACTCCACAGTTTCACCTTCAATGCCATCTTGGCGATGGGTAAACGTTATCTTTTCAAACTCTTGAACTTCTACCTTAAAATTCCCATCAGAAAGCGGAGAGAAAAAGTCTAGCTCTCTCTCTTTCAATGCTCTTACGGCATCCTTGTCTTTCTTTTCCAGTTTCAACTTGATAGTAGCAGAAAAAACGTAGTCAATAAAGTTTTCCTCGTTTCCGTGAATGGTTCTAATGAGTTTCTCATATTCCTGCAATGACTTAAACTTTATGCTATGCGTTTCTATCATATCATCACCGGGAATGCGTTCCCACTGGATAGATACATCAGCAGAATATCGTGAATTTTCCTCAAATAGCTGTTTCATTTCAACGAGTAATTCGTCAATTTCGTCGACTGATTTTGCTGTTAATACCTTCGTAGAACTTAGTGTGATTTTGTCTGCAATAGCCATGATTAATTTTCCTCCCACTCAATCCATAAAATCTTGTGATTCTGCGATAGCGTTATCGTCAAAATCAGCCTTTTTCTCTTTTGCTAAGATTTCATATATTTGATAGCCAATGTATGTGCAATGCCATTCGCTCTCGTTATAGACTTCTTTAAGATTCACGGCTTTTCCTCCCATTCAATCTTGACTTGCCCATCCACAAAAGTAACGCCGACAACTCTAACCTTATGCCACATTTCAAGCCGTTTTAAGCTTTGTGATAGCCACTCTTCAATATATCGCTGATCATATTCCAGCACGGTTAGCAGTCCCAACGGCTTACAAAACCTTTCGTCAGTTTCTTTATCGTTTGATATAAGCGTATTAACCATCCCCTCTTTTTCTCTATTATAATAGACGATTCGTTCACTTCTGTTATAATGTATTTTCCACTTTTACCGGTTGTGGCTATCATTCCAGCAGAACCCCAAAGAATTTTAGTATCTTTCGGGGCTTTGACCTTTATAATGTCGCCTTTCTTGAATCCAGCGCTAGTAAAATCTGTGCATTTATCATTGAGCATTATCCTTTACCACCTTTCAAAAACTCCGAGGAGTATTCGTCATATATCCGCCCACCACAAGTCAGTATTTCCGCTATCCGTGCCATTGTTTCAATCGGAATCCGCAATGAAGTTAAAGTATCATTGGCGATCATGGTGATTAAGTCATCAAGATTGCCTTTGTCCCTCATGTCCTGTGAG